GCTACATATATTTTAACTTTTGGTTCTTCTAATTTTGCACCTAACTTATCCATTGGTTTTTTAAACCAAATAGGATTACTTGGATCTTGCATTTAATACTCCTTCTAAAAATTTATTCCAAACTCCAGTTCTTAAGTCCCATGAATAAAATCTATTAGTATATTCAATTTGAAATTTTAAATGATGTTGAATTGTCTCTTGGTGTAACTGATCCGCAGCTGCATCTATTACAGATGCAAATGTATGAGCTAATTTTATGAAATCTTTTTCATAAGGAACATAAGCCGGAAATTCTGCACAAGTTTCAAACAAAGCACCATAATCAGTTACAAGACAATAAAGTCCAGCGGCCATTGCTTCTATTGCTGCAATACAAGATGTTTCTTCCCAAATATTAGGATAAGCAAATATATGATAATTTTTTAAATTATCTTTAATAAATTCATTTGTTTTATATCCAACATAACTTACATTAGGTAATGATCCTGCTTGTTCGTATAATCTTTTATATTGTGTATCATGAGCATCTCTAAAATGGTTTCCATATATTTGAGTAGAGGAATAGACATCTAAATGAACGTGTTTATTTTGAACAAGTTGCATAGCCGCAAGAAGTACATTTAACCCTCGCCACGGAGTTGAAGTATAAATTAATTTAATAGGATCCCCTGGAGCATGTTCTAGTTTTCTAGGTTCAATTTTCTCTACAGCATTTTTAATAACTAAACATTTAGTAGTGGGTATATCAAAAGCCATTCTATATTTTTCATAACACCAATGTGAGTTAAATACATACCAATCATATTTTTTATGGTTTTCTTTATTTTGAAACCAAGGTGCTAGATTAGGTTGGTCATAGGAGTTTTGTTGCCAAAGAATGTTTGGTTTATCTGGATGTAATGGTATTTTTTCCGGTACAGATGTAGTTATTTGTACCTTATCTAATAAATCTTTATCTGCATATTTATGCAGTAATTCTACTTGTAACTCTGTTCCACCTCTTGGATTCATTCTTTATTCATAACTTTCTGCAATAATTCTAATCCTTCATTTGAAATAGTAATAGATAAATCTTTTTGTAAATCTTCAATTGTATTTTCTTTTAAGAACTCTTCCATAGTATTGTATGTCTTTCCAGTTTTTTTACTTTTTATTATTTCTACTGTCTTACATTCTATCTTAGGTAAATTATCCATTTTCTCCAGTCCTACTTAACAAAGCATAAGAGATTTGTCCAGAGATAGCATTTGCTGTATCTGCTTGAAACAGTAAATAATCTCCTTCTTCTAATATGAGAGCATTATGTACTGCATTATCGTGTGAATCTGCTGGAACATTTGTATGATAAAATTTATACGAAGTGGATGCTGATAAATCATAAAAAAAATAGTCTACTGTTTTTGCACTATTTGTATCATTAGTAACAGATATCTCTTTTATAATTGCAACGGTTGATGTGCTAATAGTTAATACCGTTGTTGAACTTGATGTGGTTAAATCGTACCCTTGATTTTTATAATTGATAGCCATTAGTCTTTTGGTCCGCTAAATAGAAACCAAGTAAATGCTTCCATTTCATCTTTTAGATTTTTTTGAAATCCAAAGTTTAATTGATTTTTAATTGTAGTAACTGCTTCTAATATTTGTCTTTGATTATCCGCATTATATTCTTGAGATGGTTCTGGTATGTATGCTGTAATTTTTGCCATTATCTTTTACCTGCTGCTTCAATATCTAGTCTTAAAGTTCCATATCTCCAAGTACTATCTACTGCATCATTTGCTATTTTTAAACTTACCTGTCTTCCTCTAACTCTAGTGTCTACTTTATCAGTAGATGAGGTAATAGTAAAGGGACCTGTAATAGAAGGCGGTGTTGTTGAAGGCGTTGAATCAGAATCTGCCGGATAATCTCTAAAGAATAAAGTAACTATTGCATCTCCTTCTAGATCTTTAAAATCAGGTATAAAACGTTTAACTCTCATAATTAATTGACCATCTCCACCTAAACCTTGTTCAGATATATCATAATCTCCTGATTTAATATAAGCAGCTATTGCAGTTGAAACTCCATCAATATCTACTTCATTAAACCCTGTTTCATGTGCCCAGTATTTAGAAGAACCAACAGCATTGGTTACACCATTAATGGTTGGAAATGTTGGAGTACCTGTTGCATTAAATTCTGTTGCATAAGGTAAAGAATAAGTAGAGGTATCTATTTGAGTTGTTCTAGATAAACTTCCAACCGCCCAAGTATTTTCTACATAATTATAAACAACATTTCTATCTATTTGTGTTGCTGTTGCAGATGTATAGTACCAACCCACCTCATTATATAATGCATTATTATATGCATAAGTAAGTTGTCCCGCATTGTAATTAATTCCTAAATTATCTCCTGTTGTTGTAAATACAAAATTTTCAACAAGAGATGGAATCTGTTTAACCGTACCATCAAATACAAAAAAACCTCCCCCAAATCCCATCCAGAACACAGCTCCTTGTGCATATATCATTGCCTGTTGACCTATACATCCACAACTTGTTGCAACTTGTCTAACAGAGAATGTAAATGGTGGACCTACAAATTGAATAATATAAGCAGATTGATCTGTAACTACAAAAACATAATCTTTTCCTTGAATAGCTCCTATAATTGTATTTCCGGTATCTAGTCTAAAGGTACCTGCTGTATTTGTCACTTTTGGAGTCCAAGTATTAATGTCTTCTTGATTTGAAAATCTTATAAGCATTGGATCAAAGGTTGTAGTATCTCCAATTGTACTTTCTGTCCCAAATGCAAATAAATGTCTATCTCGATCTGATACAAGGGTCATAATAGATTTTGTAGGTGCTCCACTTACAACGGCTGCTCTTGTAGAAAGTCTAGCTAATACAGATGGATCCCAAGTATAAGTTTTTCCGTTCTTGACTGTAGCAACGAGTATCTGACCAAAGTTATCAAGCGACCAGGAGCCTGCAGTTAAAGTAACAGTTGTTGAAGAAGATTCTTCTCCCCAATCTTGCCAATAAGTTGCATTAGTTACGACAGCGGCTGATAAATGTGAAGCTGCAGTTGTACCATTAGCACCCCTTGTACAACCTGTAAAAGTAGTTGCAGTTTTTCCAGTATAAGTAATTAATTCAGTGTCAATATCTATTGTTCCAGAAGTTGGAAATCCTGTAGTTGAAACAACTGTAATAGTTGTAACAGAATTATTGATACCTCCATTTAATGCATTTGCTACACTTGGAATAACTGTTCCACCAAATAATCCAGTTCCCCATCCATAAGCAGAAGTTTGAGATATAGGACCAATTGTAACATAAGGAGTCATTGATAAAGCTCCACCCGCAGTCACACCTGTTCCAGTTTCAGCACTTGCCATTTTAATTGTAAAAGTATTTGCTGTTGGTGTTGAAATTACTTCAAATGTATTTGTTGTAAAACTTGCTGACGTATATCCAGTTGAAGGTGACCCTGGAGTTGTAACACTTGTAAAAATTATATAGTCACCGGTAATTAAACCATGTGCTGTTAAATTAATTGTAACAGTTGTAGAAGATGTTGTTGATGTATAAGTTCCTCCAGATATTAAAGTACCAAGAGGTGTAATATCGTAAAATTGACCTTCATAATAAATAACTAATAATTTAGATGATCCTAAGGCTGCATATTTTTTACCATCTAATGCTGTCCACGTATGCTGATCTCTGACAGGACCTGCTAATGTATATTGATTTAATTGCTGCCAACCACCTATCTTTTGTGGCTCTCCATAACGAAATCTAATATTATCACCATCAATCCATTGCCCTTCGGCTCCGGTTGCAGTTTGTTGTTTATTGAATCCAGGCTTAAATTGTATCTTCTGTAATGGCATAACTTTACTTATATACGCCTTTTTGCTATTATACAACGCAGAATTTATGAAATTGTTCTTTAGTGGAGGTCTTCCAAAAAGCGGTTCAAATATGATTAAAAATATTTTATCGCAAAATAATAAGATAACTATATACCCCTACTCACCATTTGTTGATGTTATAAATAATACTAAATCTGATTTATTCATAAAAGAATCTGTAAGAAACAGAAATGTAGAAACATTTGAAAAGTGTATAAAAATTTTTTTAAATCAAGGACTGAGTGGTTGGGCACAAGGTTTAAATAAAAAATCCTCAATTTACATAGATGATAATAGAAACTGGTTGGGTAATTTAGAAAATTTAGAAAATATTTTTGAGGGTAAAATGATAGTTTTTATTAAAGATTTAAAATCTATTATTAATTCTTTAGAAAATATTTACATAAATAAAATAGACTATAATAAAACATTTTCTGATAATTTTTATCAATATCATCCTTATAATAAACAATTACAAAGAGTTATTAAATTTTTTGATGTAGATTTTTTAAAAATACCACTTACAGGTATCAATAGAATTATTGAAGAAAAAAATATTAAAAATTATCATTTTATATGTTATGAAAAATTTATAAAAAATCCTAAATTAGAATTAAAGAAAATATATGATTTTTTAAATGAAAAATATTTTAAACATGATTTAGATAATATAAATATATCTTATGATTATCCTTTAGGTCATATTCCCTATGGTAAAGTTAGGCATTTCAAAAAAATTGAAAAACAAATAGATAATAAAAATAATTTAAATAAAGAATCTATTAATTATATAGAGACAAATTTTAAATGGTTTTACGATTACTTTTATAAAACATGAAAATATTAATATTTGGATTACCAGGATCGGGCAAAACTACATTTGCTAAAAAATTAGTTGAGAATAAAAAAATACCTCACTTTAATGCTGATGAGATTAGAAAGTTATTTGAAGATTGGGATTTTACAGAGAATGGTAGAAAACGACAAGCTAATCGTATGATGACTATGTGTGATCTTGCAGTTAATCATGTTATTGTAGACTTTGTTTGTCCATTTGAATCTTATAGATCTTTTTATGACATGAAGATTTGGATGAATACAATTGATAAAGGAAGATTTGAAGATACTAATAAAGTATTTGAGAAACCTAAAAAAGTAGATTTTGAAATAAAAGATTTAAATTACGATGTTGTAATAAAAAAGATACATGAAAAATTATAATTTAATCAAAAATTTTATATCACTTAAAGATTGTGACTATTTATCAAATTGGATTATTGATAATAAAGATAAAGATTTTTTTAAAGACGCAAAAATGGGTGGTAATAGGTATACGACAAGGTATTCTGATTTTTTTGAATTCCCAAAAAAAGCATATAAAATTCAAAAAAAAATTATAGAAAAATTAAAATTAAATAACTTTTTACTACCAAATTTTAAAGATGGAATGGTGGCAAGTTATGCTGGTATCGGAGATACTTGTTATCTACATAAAGATCCAGTCTGGATAGACAAGACCAAAACATTACATTGTAATATAAAATTATCAAATAATGATGGAGGTAATCCAATAATTGTTAATGAAAAAATTTATTTAGAAAAAGGAGACATGTGGTCTTACCCTGTTTCTGAAGTTATGCACGGATCAGATTTGGTGACTGGAACTATTCCAAGAACTATGTGGGTTTATGGATTTTGTATAACACAAGAAGATTATGATAGATTATTCTAAACCAACAGCACAGATGCTCGGACGTTGGCAACCATTTCACGATGGACATTTAGCTTTATTTAAAGAGATATTAAAAAAGACTGGCCAAGTTTGTATAATGGTAAGAGCAATGCCACAAACAGATAATAATCCATTTGTATTTGAAGATATCAAGAAACGTATTGAAGAAAAATTACAAGGATATGCAGGTCAATTTGAAGTTATTAAAGTTCCAAATATTACTAACATATGTTATGGTCGGGATGTTGGGTATAAGATAGAAGAGATTGTATTGCCTAAAGAAATACAAGAAATATCAGCCACTAAAATTAGAAAAGAAATGAAAATATAAAATGATAACCTTAGATGAAATAAAAAAAGAAGAGAATTTTTCACACAGTATGGTTGTCATTTATCCAAGGACAATTCAAATATCACATGGTGTTTATGATAACGTTGTTGACATGGTGAATATGTGTACAATGATTGCACAAAATTTAGATACAACAGAACTTACAAATGTTTATGGTGGTAAAACTCCATGGGGATTTTTTAATGATAAACCAGAGTTTACAAAATTTATAGATTACGTAGTTAATAAACATCAAAACTCAAATCCATTTTTTAATAAAAGTAATTGGTATAATAAAAACATAATATTTGAGTCTTGGGGAAATGAAATTAAAAAAGGAGATAGCGTTGCAATGCATACTCATAAAGATCATCATTTAATTTTATATTTAACTGAAGGAGCTCCATTAATACTTCCAGAACTTAAAATGACCATTCATCCTAAAAAAGGTCATTACTATATATTTCCACCACATATATTACACGGTGTTGGTAAAGTTGAAGAAGAGACTAAAACAAGATATTGTTTAGTTTCAAATTTAATAGAACAAGCAGATTGGAAAACAAAAAAGATAATTAAGGATATAAGTGATGCAAGAGAGAAGAAGTAGTATTAAAGACTTTATCGGTATTTATGATGGATATATTCCAGATGAAGCCTGTGATCAAGCAGTAGAGTTATTCAAAAAATATCAAGAATTCAATAAGGTATTTTCAAGATTTACATCAGAAGGAACAACACAAGATAGAAAAGATGATAAACAATTATTTTGTACTGGAGATGTTTTAACAGATGAAGAATTCAATGTTAATAAATTAAAATCATTAATGGTCAATTTTGATATGGCATTAAGACATTATTATACTGAAACCAATATTAAGAAATACACAGCAGAAGACATTATAACAGACCATGTTAAAATCCAAAAAACTATACCTGCCCAAGGTTATCATGTTTGGCATATTGAGCATGGACAAGGAAGAGAAAATGAAAAAAGAATCCTTGTATATTCCATATATTTAAATACCGTTGAAGATGGTGGTGAAACTGAATTTTTATATCAATCACAAAGAGTAAAACCAGTTAAAGGTAGAATTGTGATATGGCCAGCTGGATTTCCATATGTACATAGAGGCAATCCTCCATTAAGCGGAGAAAAATATATTGTTACTTCTTGGATTAATTATAGATAATTAAGGTCTTGGACCTAATCTTGTAACTTTTTGCTCTTTAGTTTCACCCTGAACATTGTTATTGTCCCAAGCAATTTGAGTTTGGTAAGTTTGTTCAGTTAAATTAAATCTATCTATGTATTTTTGAATAGTTGTTATATCTGTAATTACCACATCTTCTCTTGGATTTTTATATTCAATTTGTTTTAAACCATTCGAATGGTATTGAATTGCATGAATTCTAGAATCAACATTATTCCAAAATTCAGAATCATTATCAATAATATGACAACGTCTATTTGGATACTCTGTATCTAATGTTTCTAGATAAATTTGTTTATCTCCTGGTATAACTGTTAAATGCATAAATATTCCTAAGTTTTAATAATATAATTTAATACTAAAGTAGGTTGAAGAACTGAATTAGCAGAACCTGCAAAATTAGCTGATAAAGTATGATCATGAGATAGACCTCCACCTGCTGCAGCTGTAGTCATTGGCGTAGCCCCACCAGGGTAAGGAGCATATTGTCTGTTTATTGCTCCAGCACCGCCTCCATGTGTATGTGACGCTATCTGATTTGTTGTAAGAGTTGTGGCACCAGTTGAGCCTGCAATGTTTCCAGTTGGAGTTACAGTATTTGCACCAATACCTTGTGCTAAAGTTTTTGAATTTGCTGAACTAACTCCACAAATTGTTCTATCTCTTAAATCTGGAACTAAAAAAGAAGCACCCGATCCACCGTATGTGTAAGCAATGACTGCAAATAATGCAGCATAAGTTGTTGTTGAATAAGATGTACCATCACATAATAAAAATCCAGATGGAATTGAAGCTGAACCCCAAGGAACAACTATTCCAGTATTCACACCTTGAATACTTGTTAAGTTTGCTCCGTCAAAATTATATTTTGTTGCTTCGTAATTTGCCATAATTATTTATTCGTATAAGTCCAACCAACTGTTGCATCACCTGAATACACTAATGTAAATCCAGCTCCTTGAGTATTAATAACAAGATTAGTTGCAGTATTTGCTATGTTACTTGAATTTCTTCCAATAGTCAAAGGTTTGGTACTAAAAGTATATCCTGCATCTACAAAG